GATTGGGGGCAGCGTGTAGGTGACATGCGCCTCATGACATGGGATAAGCTTGATCTAGACACTTGTAGGCTAGACCTTACGCAGAGCAAGCGTAATGCAGAGGTACACCTTCCTATAAACAAGGGACTATGCAAAATGTTACGCGAACAAAAGCAAGACTTCGAGTTCCAAGAGTATGTAGCACCACGCATAAAACCACGCGCTGGGGCATACACACCTTACGAGGTTGACGAGATATCTAAGCTTATCAATGCCGTGTTAAGCAAAGCTAATCTACCACTTGAACTAACAGCGATGGACCTGCGTAGGACAGCCATCACAGAGATGCTAGAAGGTGGCGTAGATATGTTTGGTATTATGCAGGTTAGTGGGCATGTTAACCCTCAATCCGTAAAGCCTTACATGGTTAATACATTCAGTGGTGCAAGCAAAGCACTAGCAGCAAGAGGAAACAACGATGACGAGTGATTGGCATAAACATCGAGCGTATGCATCTGATGTGACAACACACGGTGACTACAGAGGCAACTGCCCTTTCTGTGGTGGACGCAATACATTCACAGCTACGATCAGCACAGGAGTGTTACAGTACAATTGCTACAAGCTTGGCTGTGACGTGGGTGGTAAGTTTGATACAGACATGACTGCTGCAGAGATACGCAGACATATGAACCCTGAGCCAGAGATCAAAGCAGAGGCTCCGACAATGGAGATACCAGAGTATGTAGTGTACCCTGACGGACAGGACCAGTTCTCACGTCTACACCGCTTCATGCGACGGTGGGGCATATCCCAGCGCGACGTTATGTATGACGTTAAAGCAGAGCGTGTAGTGTTTCCTATCAAGAAGGACGGACGCATTATCGACGCTATTGGTAGAGCTGTTGGTCCTAACACGTATCCTAAATGGTATCGCTATACAGGTTTAGCTGATTACTTTACGATTGGTGACGGACGGACGCTACTGGTAGTAGAAGACGTGATCTCGTCCATAGTAGCGTGGCAAGAGTTCCCTAACATCACAGCTATGGCTATCCTAGGGACTCAATTGACTGCTGCACACATGGAAAAGATATCTGAGTATAACAAAATAATTGTTGCATTAGACCCCGACGCTGTGTCAAAGACGTTGGAGTATAAGCGTGTGATTGAATCTTGGACCGGGATCAAGTCAATTGCATTTAAACTGGAAGACGATATTAAGTATCGCGTAGATGCAGATATCGAAAACTTAAAGGAAGCACTATGATACAACCTGATCTATTTATGCGTAATGACATCGAGCATTACTCATGTGATGCAAAGGACTTATCCACTATAGATTTCTATATTGAGCCTAATTCTCGTCAAGAAGAGGCCATGCTACACATGTCGCAGTATCTACAAAGCCTACCTAAAGGTATGTATATGGTCTACAAAACAGGTGGCACACACAGGTTTAAAGATAGATACCCCGATCCTATTTATCCCTATATTAAGAACACTAATACAGGTACTACCTATTCTGTTGTATACACTAGGGGACCGTACCCGTGCATGGGATTTCCTGCTAAGTATGATACAGAACAGAAACTGCGTAGAGGCGGCGGTACTATTTTATTTTCTATGCATAGACTAATTGCTATGACCTTTATAAAGAATGAAGACCCTCAAGCTAAACAATTTGTGGACCACTTGAATGGTGATAAATACGATTATCGCGTAGAAAACTTAGAGTGGGTTACAGGAACAGAAAATCAATTACGCCTAAAAAGAAAGAAAAAACAAAATGACTAACATACTAGTAACACTAATAGATAGCATGGGCAGTGACTTAACAGTAGTGAACGCAGCACGTGTATCATTCGGTAAGAAAAAGGATAGCTTTGATGTTGAGAAAGATAGTAAACTTATTCGTTACCTTGCAAGGAATAGGCATACTTCTCCTTTTGGGCATTGCTTTGCTTCTTTCCATGTATGCGCTCCAGTCTTTGTAGCACGGCAGCTTGTGAAGCATAAGTTTCTACGTTGGAACGAGATTAGCCGCCGCTACGTTGATGATGAACCAGAGTTCTATATGCCTGATGTTTGGCGTGGACGTAGTGCTGACAAAAAGCAAGGCAGTTCTGGAAAAGTAAGGAGCAATGCTAATGTGCATTACTTTAATGAAAAAGCATTACAAATTTACAAACAGCTTATTGACGAGGGTGTTGCACCAGAGCAAGCACGTATGGTACTGCCACAGTCTATGATGACTGAGTGGTACTGGTCTGGATCGCTTGATGCATTTGCTGACATGTGCAACCTACGCTGTGCTGATGATACACAAGCAGAGACAAGCATTGTAGCAGATGCTATTGATGAAGAGATGGAAGAGTTATTCCCCATAGCATGGAAGGAGCTTCGCAATGGGTGAGCTGCCAGAGGGACGCAAGCCACTACCCCAAGAGTGGTTTATAGATAGAGCTAATATGATGGAGAACGGCAATATGAAACAGTACGCAGTGATGATAGACGTTGATGGCGATTGGATGTATGTACCTGCTAACGCAAACATGTTCTACAACCACCCAGCGCCAAAGATATTCCACAACAAAAGAGATGCAGAGGAAGAGGCGGCACGTTGGAATACAGGTGTAGTGGTAGACTATAAGACAAAATCTATCCTACCCTTCACAGAGGAAGAGCGACGACGTGCAATGGAACGAGCAAAGGCAAACAAGGAATGACAAACTTCTTTTACGGAATATTGTTTATGTATCTCATGGCTTTGCCTTTACTACTATATATTGCAGAGCCTGAAGACCCTGAGAACGATCCTGGTGCGGCTTGGAGATTTGCACTTATGTGGCCTCTTGCTGCACTAGAATGTCTATTTAAAATACTGTTAGGAAACACAGATGGAAATTAGTTTAATCAAAACATTGCTGGATCGTGACTTCTACGAACAGCACAAAGGTATACGCTGCCCAGATAAAATCTTTACGAAGGACATGCGTAAGATCAAGCAGACGCTAGACGTTGCTATGGAAAACTACGAAGGTGACATGTCAGTGCCTGACCTTGAAGCATTGTTCTATGCGCAAAACCAGAGCATGACCACAGCAACCAAGACAGCCTACGCTGATCTGTTCCGTAAGATCGAGCAAACACAAGCGATCAAGAAAGAGATTGCAGAGGATGTACTTGGTAAGATGTTCCAGCAGTATGTTGGGGATCAAGTGGCAACCATAGGTTTTGACTTTGTGAACGGCACCAAGACAAGCCTAGAACCTTTACGCCGTTTATTAGAGGACTACAAAGATGACTTTACTCCTAACCTTCGTGTTGACTGGGATGACATTAGCATTGACACGTTACTTGATGCCAACGATCTGCAAACGCAGTGGAAGTTTAATATTCCAAGTCTCCGTCGGAAGGTGGAAGGCGTTAGCGGTGGTCATCTTCTGTTGGTTGGTGCTCGTCCCAACACTGGTAAAACTTCTTTCCATGCCTCTCTCATAGCTGGACCTGATGGTTGGGCATCACAGGGTGCTAAGTGCATCGTGCTGTGTAATGAAGAAAGCTACGAGCGTGTAGGTGCACGTTACCTATCTGCTGCTACCAACATGACCTTGGATGAAGTGAAGAGTAACATAGCACTAGCACGTAAGCGCTACGATCCAGTGAAGAATAACATCCGCATCAAAGACAGCACGAACAAAGACATGTCTTGGGTGGAGTCTGTAGTTAAGCAAGAGAAGCCTGACATCGTAGTGCTAGACATGGGTGACAAGTTCGCTACAAAGAACAGCGATAAGTCTGACATATACTTGAAGGACGCAGCGATCTACGCACGTAATATTGCTAAGCAATACAAGTGTTGCGTGATCTGGATGTCACAGCTATCTGCTGTAGCGGAAGGTAAGGTATTTGTAGACCAGTCTATGATGGAAGGGTCTAAGACAGGTAAGGCAGCAGAAGCAGACTTGATGGTGCTCATCTCTAAGAACCCAATCGTAGAAGGTGCTGACGAGGAAGACACACAAAGACACTTGAATATTGCAAAGAATAAACTTAAAGGTGGCTGGCACGGAGTAGTCCATTGCGAACTAGACGGGGGCCGTTCACTCTATACGGCATAAGAAAGGCAGGAACACATGCGATTAGTTTTAGACGTAGAGAATAGCGTAACATGGAGAGATGGGAAAACCTTTAACGATCCCTTCGAGCCAACTAATACGCTCACACAGGTAGGCATGGTAAATGTCGATAACACAGAAGAGATGCACATTGTTAACTTAGATCACAATGAAGCTAAGGACACGACAGGCGCTGGGCGTAAGCTAATACAGTCTGTACTTGATATGACCACGCTGTTGATAATGCACAACGCACAGCACGATCTTATGTGGCTGTGGGAGTCAGGCTATACGTATGACGGTGACATATACGATACCATGTTAGCAGAGTACCTACTGCAGCGTGGACAGAAGCAACCCCTAAGCTTGGCTGCTTGTGCAGAGCGTCGGAGCTTGGCAGAACAGAAGGAAGATTATCTTGGCACATGTCTCAAGCAAGGGATCAACACGAACGAAACTGATCTCGCTAAGCTTAGCGTTTATCTTAGGGCTGACCTGCTCACAACTAGTGAGCTGTTCCACAGCATCGAGGCAGACTACAACACCCCCGAAGGAGAATCTCTTTCACGGGTTAAGCGTGTCACCTTTGACACCTGCAAAACCCTCACAAGAATGTACATGTCAGGATTCAAAGTCGATCTTGAAGAGTTGGAGCGAGTAAGAGATGAGTTTAAGAAAGAAAAAGCAGAGATCGAAGCGCGTCTGCAAAAGAAAGTCAGGCAACTTATGGGGGACACCCCTATCAACCTTAATTCGCCTGAGCAGATGTCACAAGTCATCTTCTCTAAACGCATTAAGAATAAGGGGGAGTGGGCGCAGCTATTTGACTATACATCAACTGTTCAAGAATACAAAGAAGCAGTCCAAGCGAATAGTGAAACGATCTACCGCACTAAAGCGTACACCTGTCCTACGTGTGAAGGGCAAGGGAAAACGTATAAAGTAAGGAAGGACGGAACAAAGTACGCTAAGCCTAACAAATGTAAGGCATGTGATGCTCGTGGGTATCAACTGTCTCAGACGCAACAGGTAGCGGGACTGCGCTTTACTGCGCCAAGTAAAAAGTGGATAAGCAATAATGGTTTCAGCACTAGTAAAGAAAACCTTGACACTCTTATGTCTACTGCCCGTTCTAACGGTATGGACGATGCTGTTAGTTTTCTGGGCGATCTTAAACGTCTTTCTGCAGTTAGCGTCTATCTTAGCAGTTTTGTTGATGGTATCGCCACATATACCAAACAGCACGATGGGTTCCTACACGTCGGACTTACCCAGCATGTTACAGCCACTGGACGTTTTAGCGGAAGAAATCCAAATATGCAGAATATGCCCCGTGGTGGTACGTTCCCAGTGAAGAAGGTATTTGTGTCGCGCTGGGATGGTGGTCACGTTATGGAAGCAGACTTTGCTCAGCTAGAGTTTCGTACAGCAGCATTCCTAGCACAGGACAAGGTTGCCATGAAAGAGATTGAGACAGGCTTTGATGTCCATAGTTATACCGCTAAGGTTATCTCTGATGCTGGTCAGCCTACGTCACGCCAAGACGCTAAGGCACACACCTTTGCGCCTCTCTTTGGTGCTACAGGATATGGACGCAGCAAAGCGGAAGCAGCATACTACGAACACTTTAACGATAAGTATCCAGGTATTGCAGCTTGGCACAAGAAGCTAGCCAACGAAGCAATGCGGTTTCAGAAGATCACAAATAAGTCTGGTAGGCAGTACGCTTTCCCAGATGTATCTAGAAGGAAGAATGGTAGCGTCACACACTTCACCATGATCAAGAATTACCCTGTTCAAGGTTTTGCAACCGGGGATGTGGTGCCTGTCGTACTCAATAAACTTCACGAATTGTTACAACCGTTACAATCTTGTGTAGTGAACTCTGTGCACGACAGTATGGTTGTAGACGTGCATCCAGACGAGAAGGAGAAGGTATTGTTTATTATTGAAACACTTAACCGTGACATCGTTAAGATGGTAGAAGATACCTACGATGTCCACATGAATGTGCCTCTATTATTAGAAGCAAAAATCGGTCCGAATTGGCTTGACACAGTTGACGTGTAAGCTATAACTAAGTTCTCTTTGACTCTATTAAAAGGATATAGAAATGAGTACAGAATTAACACTAGCAAATGAGCGTGGTCAGTCTATGGCAGAGCTTATGGGTTTGTCGTCTACGGCATCTGCAGAGGCATCCCCTTCTATTGCTCGTATTGGTATGATCCACCAGCCTAAGATGGGTGAGATCGAGTTTAACGGTAAGATGATCAAGACAGAAGTCTTACCTATTGGCTGCTTCACTCTTACTCAAGGTGAAGACGTTACGTATGCCAAAGAGGTACACGTGCGTATCTTTGCCCAGCGCCAACAGTGGACACGCTGGAACAGCGAAACAGAAGAGATGGAAAAGACGGTAATGTCTAACTCTCTTAATGGTGATCTAAAGGATACCATTGGTGGTTTTAACCTAGGGCGTCCCTCTGGTTGGATCGAAGACTTCAATGCACTTGACGATAAGACCAAAGCAATTATCCGCAGTGTGAAACGCACTAAAGTGTTGTACGGTACAGTAACACTGATGGAGCCACAGGATGAGTCAGGCAACCCTAAGTCTGGTGAGTATGTAGACATCCCGTTTGTGTATGACATAAAGAACAACACAAGCATCAAGAACTTGGATAGAGTAATGAAAGCTTTGCAGAATAAGAACCTGCTGCCTATCATGTCTAGTATCAAGTTGACTGGTGGTATCGGCTCTATTCCCACAGGTGCTCAGTTTGGCTTTGTAGAAGCTGCACTAGGTGACAAGATCGACATTTCAGATCACGATAACGACACCTTGCGTAACTTTATTGAGCTGATTGAATACAGCAACGGTAAAATTCTAGACCTTCACAATGAGCGTAACTCTGAGTCACTCTCTGATGAAGACGCTGCTATGGTTGGTGATATCATCAATAACGACTTTGTAGAGGTGCAAGAATGAACCACCCTGCAGAACTAGCCGTATATAGTTTCTTACAACTAGCTATGGCTGGCAAAGCTCAAATGTCAAAAGAGGTAATCGAACAGGTTGCCTCTGACGTTGAGGCTGCTATGAATAAGCAATTCAATTCAGGGCCACGTGACGATTTTCGCTTACGTATGTCTAACATTGGAAAGCCTAAATGTCAGTTGTGGTTCGAGAAGAATGATCCAGAGGATAAGACACCACTACCACCACACTTCCTTATGAACATGATCCTTGGCGATATTGTTGAAGCCGTGTTCAAAGGGTTGCTACGTGCGTCTGGTGTTACCTTTGGTGATAACGAAACAGTAACACTTAAACTACCCAACGGTCAGGAGATCAAAGGCGAGTATGACATGGAGATGGACGGACGTATAGACGACGTTAAGAGCGCCTCTAAGTGGTCCTACGAGCACAAGTTTGAAGACTTGAGTAGTATGCAGAAGCAAGACAGCTTTGGCTATGTAGCACAGCTTGTAGGCTACGCTACGGCAGCAGGTAAAGATGTTGGTGGCTGGTGGGTAGTCAACAAAGCGGATGGTCAGTTCAAGTATGTGGATGCCTCTGAGGTTAACCGTGAGGAAGTCTTAGGTAAAATACAAGAGCTTGTGGATTACATTGACAACGATGAACCCTTCGAGCGTTGCTTTGAGCCTGTACCAGAGACATACTACAAGAAGCCTAGTGGTAATGTAGTGTTACCTAGTGACTGTAAGTTTTGTTCATTCAAACATAAGTGTCACCCAACACTGCAGAGCCTACCTTCACGAGTATCTAAATCAGCAAACCCACCTTTAGTGGATTACGTTTTTATTGGAGATAACAATGCCTAAACTTACAATTGGCGACAAAGAGTTCTACACAGACGATTTTAACGAAGAGCAGATGAAAGCATACAATGAGATTATGTTCGCAAAAGAACAGATGGAACGTATGGAATACACTGCAACCGTTCTGAGAGATCGTTGTAACTTATTAGGCTCTGCCATTGCGCAGATTGCAGAAGCAGAGAATGATGAAGCGCAGACATCTGAGTAGAACATATCGTAGTGGCCTTGAAAAAGAGGCCGCTGCATTCCTCAAAGACAGGCAAAAGAAAGTCGAATATGAAAAGTTAAAGATCGAATGGGAAGACCTACGATACAGGACTTATACGCCAGACTTTGAGTTAGACAACGGTATCATAGTTGAGACAAAAGGCATCTTTGATTCAGAAGATAGACGCAAACACCTTGCAATTCAGGAGCAGCATCCTACCTTAGACATCCGCTTCGTTTTTAGTAACGCTAAAGCAAAGCTATACAAAGGATCAAAGACCACATATGCGGATTGGTGCACTAAGAATAATTTCTTGTATGCGCATAGGATTATTCCAGAAGAGTGGTTGCAAGAAAAAGGTAAACGCTGTAAGACTAAACGCATTACAGTAGAAAGGAAAGTCTAATGACTTATACACTAAAAGAGGGTGAGGTAGCAGTAGTCTTACGTGCTAATTACGATGACAATAATGAGTGGGATGGAAGCTCTACTACAGGTGTCGTATTTAACACAGATCGTGAAGATGAGGGTATGCGCCACGGTCTAGAGCTAGCTGTTCTTATGGCTGCGTTCATAGACTTTATAGCTGACTATCCTGATTATGCTGATCCTATTGAGGGCAGACGGTTGAGGCTTCTAGAGCAAATGTTCCCAGATGCTTTTGCTGCTGCAATAGAGGAGATCGAAGAAGAAGACGGGAGTAATGTTATACAACTAAACGCTTGGACTAAGACAGAGGGCAATGCATGACAGACGTAGTAAATAATCCTGTGCATTACAATCATAGTGGGATTGAGTGCATAGATGCTATCGAAGCTATGACAGAGAATATGTCAGGCGCTATAGCACCACAAGCAGCTAACGTACTAAAGTACATGTGGCGTTGTGAATACAAGAATGGCTTAGAGGATATTGATAAAGCCATTTGGTATCTCAATAGAATGCGAAAGCGCTGGGTGGAAACGCACAAATGAAAAAGTTTTATGTATCTTTTTTAGTTATGGTAGACGATGACAACAACATACTGTCGTCCTTTGAAACAGATCACGTAGAAGATGTGCAGGACTTAATGCAAAACTTACTACATGATATAGACGACACAGAAATAGAAAACTTAACAGTGAAGGAAAGACAATGCTAAGTGATAAAGATTTAGAAGGTATGGGGTACTACGACATGTTCCCTAATGCAGACCCTGTTAACTGGGCAGACTTCTATTCAGGTTGGGTAGAGAAGAAGATGCTTACTGAGGGTCAAGAACGTTTAGTAGAGAATACTCTAGGTCTTGTAGGTGAAGCAGGTGAAGTCGCAGAGAAGATCAAAAAACTCATTCGTGACAGCAATCGTTTTCACAATGAAGAGATTATGAAAGAGCTAGGTGACGTAGTGTTTTACGCAACTGCACTAGCAAACATTTACGGGCGTGGTCTACAAGAGATACTAGAGATTAACATTAAAAAGTTAGATGACCGTCAGCAACGGGGTACACTAAAAGGAAGCGGAGACAACAGATGAGCAACTTACTACCAACAGACTACCAGTCATTCATTCACAAGTCTCGCTATGCGAAGTACTTCGACGGTAAGGGACGTGAGAATTGGGACGAAACAGTATCACGTTACATGGATAACATTGTACGTCCAGTAGCAGGTGATGACTCTTACATTAATCAGATTGAAGAAGCTATCCTTAACCTAGACATCATGCCATCTATGCGCTCTATGATGACAGCGGGACCAGCAGCAGCACGTGACAACACGTGTATGTACAACTGCTCTTACGTGGCTGTAGATAAGCCCACACGATTTGATGAGGCTATGTTCATCCTACTGTGTGGTACAGGTGTAGGGTTCTCTGTAGAGCGCCAGTACATCAGTAAGCTACCAGAGGTGCCAGATCAACTGTTTGATAGCGAGACAACCATTGTAGTCAAAGACAGCAAAGAAGGTTGGGCTAAGGCATTCCGTCAGCTACTAGCATTGCTGTGGTCAGGTGAGATTCCAAAGTGGGATGTGTCAAAGGTACGCCCTGCAGGTGCACGACTAAAGACATTCGGTGGACGGGCATCAGGCCCAGCGCCTTTGGTAGAATTGTTTAACTTCGCTGTAGCTACATTCAAGAATGCACAAGGCCGTAAGCTGTCTAGCATGGAATGTCACGACTTGATGTGCTTCATTGGTCAGATCGTTGTGGTTGGTGGTGTACGCCGTTCAGCTATGATCTCTTTGTCTAACTTGTCAGATGACCGTATGCGTCACGCTAAGTCAGGACAGTGGTGGGAGACTGCAGCACATCGTGCCTTGGCTAATAACTCTGTAGCATATACAGAGAAGCCTGACATTGAGACATTCATGCGTGAGTGGACTGCTCTTGTAGAGTCTAAGTCGGGTGAGCGTGGTGTGTTCAACCGTCAAGCATCACAGAAGCAAGCTGCAAAGAATGGGCGGCGGGAAGCAGATAAAGACTTCGGGACAAATCCATGTTCGGAAATCATCTTGCGAAATGCGCAGTTTTGCAACCTTTCGGAGTGCATCATTCGTGCTACAGATAATATTGAGGATATCGAGCGTAAGGTTAAGCTTGCTACAATCTTGGGGACTATTCAGTCTACTTACACAAAGTTCCCGTACCTATCTAAAGACTGGCAGCGTAACACAGAAGAGGAACGTCTACTTGGAGTGTCTTTGACAGGTATTATGGACAACCCTCTTATGACATCTGCAAATGCAGGACTGGAGAAAACACTTGAGCATCTACGATCCATCGCTGTTACTACTAACGCTGAGTGGGCTGAACGCCTTGGTATCCCTGTTTCTGCTGCGATCACATGCGTTAAACCATCAGGTACGGTATCGCAACTGGTTGACTCCGCTAGTGGTATTCATGCTCGTCATAGCCCCTACTATATTCGTACTGTCCGTGGTGATAACAAAGACCCACTAA